CTAAATATTATTTAACGGTTGGAACGAATCAAGATTTATATAATTCATTTAACGAACATTTAGAAAATAAATTATTAGTATGCGTTGAAGAAGCTCAAGGAAAATCAAATTTTGAAAATTTTGATAGGTTAAAATCAATAATAACACAATCAAAGACAACCATAAACAGAAAAGGCATCCCTAAATACACTATAAATGATTACAGTAGATACATATTTTGTAGTAATAATGAGAATCCGATTCCTATAGATAATAATGATAGGCGCTTTTTTACTTTTGATGTTAACCCAAATAAAAGAGGAGATAGTGATTATTTTAAGAAATTAGATGAAGCATTTAATAATAAAGAAGCTATAGCGGCATTTTTTACATACTTGAAAAATTATGAAATATATACATCACCTATAGACTATCAAAATAATAGACCTATTAATAAATCTTATATAGAAATTAAACGAATTAATGCACCTATTATAATTAAATGGTTAATATCAATAATAAAAAAAGAGAATAGAAATAAAAAATATAATAGTAGATACGATAATATAACATTATCCGAATTATACGCCGATTTTTTTATATGGATAGACGAAACAAGAAATAAAAAATCAGATATTTCATTAAATGCATTTTCAAGATTTTTAACATCAGACAGCGATATATTTACCCAGAATGAAATTGAAAAAACTAAATCGTCTTGTATGAAGATTAAATTAAATATACAATCTATTAAAAATAAACTAATAGAAAAAAATTATATAGACCATAATTTAGATGATTGTAATTTTTTAGATTAATATTATTACAAATAAATTAATTGTTATATAAAAATATATAAATATATTTCTATAACATATTATATAATGCCAACATTAACTTTTGAAGAATCAAAAGAATCAATACCGATAGCTCTTATAAAAGGTGGAGACCTAGACAAAGAAATTGTTTTTCTAAATATTGATGATATACCGAATAAGAAAAAAATAAAGAGTAATATAAGCCAGATAAAATACGAAAAAGATTTAAAACAGCTGAAGTTATCACCTAATCAAAGAGTAATATTAATAAACAAATTACAAGAAGCGAAAAATAAAAATATAAATCCTAATCAATTAATAGAAAATGAAACGATTAAGAATTTATATGAAAAAATATTAAATGATGAAAAAAATGATAAATCTATAGTTCTACCAGATGATAGTTTTTTTGAATTATTAATCCCATCTAATCCAGAATCTAGAACGGTCTGGTATATTACTGGTGCATCTGGAAGTGGTAAGAGTTTCATAGCACGTGGACTTGCTGAGAAATATAAAAAAATGTTTCCAGATAGACAAATTTATTTAATATCTAAATTACTTGAAGACTCAACACTAGATAATATGAAACCAGAACCACCAAAAAGAATAAAGGTACAGACTTTAATAGATGATTACCCAAGTCTTAACGAGTTTAAAGATTGTATGATTATTTTTGATGATTATGACACGTTTGATGGACCACTCCAAAAAGTAGTACAGCAGTTGATTGATGATTTAGCAATTCAAGGGCGCCACACAAATACTACTATGTTATGTCTTACTCATTATCTCACTAATTATAAAAAGACTAGATTATTAATGAATGAGGCGACTCATTTTGTTGTATATCCTCAATCAACATCGTCAAATGCTTTAAAATACTTACTGACACATCATCTTGGATTAGATAAAGACCAAATTCAAGAATTAAAAAAATTAGGTAGGTGGGTATGTCTTGGTAAGAATTATCCACAATATTTAATAAGTGAGCATCAATGTAAATTATTACACGAATAAATTTATTTATAGACAAAAACATTAGTTAATAAATCATCAGATTTTAAGATAGTATTTATAACACTATTTTTAGATACTTTACTAGGCATTTCTAAATCTAATTTATCAACAAATAAAACAAGGTCTTTTGTATCCAAATTTTTTAATTTTTCTTTCATTAATTTAAAAAATTTAGGTTTTGCTCTGTTAAAAATCATAGTGTCTCTATCAGCTGTAGATACATTTTTATTTATATTTTTCTTATCTATTTCATCTGTAGCAATATTGAATGATGTTGTTTTTGAATCACTTACTGCTTTATTAAAAAATTGTAAAATCCAGTCAGATGGATTACTAAATTCTTTAATATTAAATTTATCATAATCTAAAGGTGTTTTTTTATCAATAAAACTTTTAGCGATATATTTACGAATAAATCCTTGTTTCTTACTTAAACCACCTTTTACTGTTTCTTTGTTTTCTACAAATTTATTTAATTTATCTAATATGACTACTAATTCTTTCATTCGTTTAGGTGTCATATTACCACCTCTAATCATATTTTCAATATTTTTAAGATTACCACCTAATAATTTTTGGAAGTTATCAAGAGAATGACCTTGATAATAATTAAATGCATCAGATGCAATATTTGAAGGCATTCTAATTGTTGGTTGTTCAGTAGGAACGACTATTTTATTTGAAAAAAAACGACCACCTAAATTATAGAGTGGGTCATCTGGAGTATAAAATCTTTTACTATCTTTACCTTGCTGTGAAATTAAATCATATGGTTGAAATGCTGGATTAAATTGAACGTTATCTTTTAACCAAGGAAAATCTCTTTTTAATTGATTAATCAACGCACCACCCAACGAATGACCGACTAAATAATAATCATATTTATCATATGGATATCTCTGTGTTAGTTGTTGTATAATATTTTTATCATTAATATACCTATCACTATATTTAAGACGATTAATAGCAATACTGGCGTCTGCTTTAACATCTCTAAAATCACTAGTTCCTCTTACCGATAATATAATAGTATCTGCAACATCATCTAAATAAGCTTTAACCGTTGGAGAATCAAACATTAATTTATAATTTTTTACATTTTCATCACCTTTCTTTTTGTATTGTTCTTTTGCAACAGCATAGAAATCTTTATCACTGGGTCTAACACCATCTCCTATTATATTTTTAAACATATATATATAATAAATGATATAAAAAATATATATAAATTTATATTATTATTTTATACTTATTAATATATAATGGCAAGAAAAAACAAAATGGTTTATAAAGGTATGGGTGAATATGCCGATAGTTTTATAGGTTCTGGTGAAGTTCCTAATATAAGAACAGTTCCACGTGCTCCATCACGTCAATTATTAAATCAAGTTCATAAATTTGCTGCTATGCGTGCAGATGAATTATATAATCCACAACCAATAAAAGGTGGATATGTGCACAGACCAATGGCTTATAGAGGTGTAGGTGCTGGTATGTATAATCAAGTTGAAAATGATGATTATTTTGAAGGTGGTAATAGATTTATGGATGAACTTAAAAGAGGATTTAATCCAAAACACCTTAAAAAAGGATTTGATAAATTAAACAAACAAGTTTTAACTCCTATGGCAACTGCTACAAAATTTATAGCACCTTTACTTGGTCCAGAAGGTTTACCAGTAAGTGCGGCACTTGGTGCATTAGGATATGGTCAACAACAAATGAAACCGAAAAAAGTTAAAGGAAATTTATCTAAATCAGATGGTAGAGGTGCAAGAGCACTAATAGTAAAACAAGTTATGAACGATAGAGGTGTTTCTATGATTGAAGCGAGTAAAATAGTAAAAAAAGAAGGTCTTTATTAAAATATAAAAATTAATATTTAATAAAAAATAAAATTTCTATTGTTTATTATATATAATATGATGGACTTTCATACACAAAATGTAAAAGAAGCGCGTCAAAACGTTCTTAATAGACTCCAATCAATTAAATCTTCTAATGAAAGAATTAATCAACCCTATTACCCACCATTAATTACAAAGAATAGAAGCGGACAACCTTTCTTTATAAGTAAAGATGAATCTAAAAATAGTAGTGTATCTGTTGAAGGTGCTGGTTTTAGATTATCTGATGTTGATTATGAAAAACAAAGAAAGAAAATACTAGAAAGATTAAGCACAGATTATCAGAAGTATAATGCTAGTGATACAACTGTTAATGAAAGAAGAGAAAAAATAATATCAAATGATGATGTATCAGTGTATGTTAGTGATTTAATATTAGACAATATTGTAAATAAATTAATATCTGAAAAATTTAATAAAGATTTAATAAATGAACTCAATAAATTTAGAGGGTATATTATATCTAATGTTTATAAGTTTGTTGACATTGATGTATTCAAGAGATACATTGATAAATTACAACAAATTTTAAATTTATTAAGGTCATTCCAAGCTGAAGGAATACAAAAAAATATAAAATGGATTTTAGGTTCTTTACCAGTTGATAAACAAACAATACAAAAGTTAAAAGATGGAGAACTACCAGACGAATTTGTTGTAGAATTTTCTACTGCGTTTGATGAGTATATATTTACAATGACTACAATAATAGAAACATTAATTGATTATTTAAGAGAAAATTCTAAAGGCATCGGACAATCAACATCATTAAGAAAACAATTAGCAGCAGCATTAGTAAAAACATTAGGTTTATCAGATAAAAATGTTAATTTAGTTAATAAAAAAATAGAAAGAAATTTTGATTTACTTGAAAAAGAATTTGCACCCATACCATTAGGTCCACCATTAAGAACAGACCCTCCATTAACACGCGCGGAAAAACTAACACAACAATTAATACAATTATTAACACAAGCACTACAAAAACAAGCACCAACACCAACTCCATCTCCAACTCCACCACCAACATCAACTCCACAAAAACAAGCACCAACACCAACTCCATCTCCAACTCCACCACCAACATCAACTCCACAAACAATAGCACAACCAATAATAATGCAACTAACACCACAACAACAACAAGTGTATTTATCAACTATTGTTTCAAAAGCAATTAATGCTGGTTTAGACCGAACAGATATAGATGAAATAGGAAAAATGGCAGCAGATGAATATAATAGTAATAATAGAATATTAGATGAAGTAGAAATAGATGCTATAATAGATAGTTATGCACAACAACAAGCACCTATAGTAATCCCAGCAACTGCAACGACACCACAAATGACAGTAATCCAACCATTATCAAAAAGTCAACAAAAAAAAGCAAAAAAAGCAGCACAACAAGCAGCACAACAAGCAGCACAACAAGCAGCACAACAAGCTGCGTCGTCATCACAAGCATCATCATCATCACAAGCATCATCATCATCACAACCACCTCCATTAACACCACAACAGAAAGCAGCACAAACAAAAGCACGAAATAAAGCAGCTATTGAAGCATTAAGAAAAGCAGCAGCACAAAGACAAGCACAACCAGTATCTAAAACACCACAACAACAAGCACCACCACCTAAAGCACCACCAACCCAAGTATCAAATGTGCCAAAAGGTGGAGCTGAATTATTTAGAATGACAGACCCAACTGGTTATACATATACAGAAAATGAGATACAGAATCTTGATAGTGCTCAATTAGATAGATTACTTTTATTAATGACTAATAATAGAACACCATTAGATAGATTAAAAAAGACTCTTAATGAAAGATTAGGATTACAAAATAGTATGGAAGTCAAAAACGCTGTTTTGTTTGTATTATATAATAGAAACGAATTAGTAGATTTTGATGGTGAAGTTATAGAAAATGAACCAAATTATTTTTAAAAAAATATATAGATTTTATTACAGTAATAAAATAAAATCTAATATATATTATATAATGTCTTCAATATCCTCGGATTTTATGATTAACATAGTAAATAAATTAATGACTGATAAAAAAGTATCTATAACAAGTGCTAATCTCTATCTAAAATATTTAATAATGTTAAATGATAAAACACCTTTTAAAAATTTGAATTTTTTGAAAGATACTGATACTGTATTAGAAAAAATAAATAAATACAGTAAGAATACACAGAAAACTATTTTATCATCTATTGTATCAGTATTATCATTATTTCAAGATAAATCAAGTTATAAAAAAACATACAAATTTTATTATGATAAAATGATGGAAATAGCTAATGAACTGAAAAATAATGATTCATCTGAAAAAACTATTAAACAGTCTGATAATTGGATTGATTGGAATATAATAGTAAATATTAAAGATAGATTACTACAAGAATGTGATTTATTTAAAATAGACCCTAAATTAGTATCAGTATCTCTATTTAATAAAATACTTGATTGTTTAATTGTATCTGTCTATACTGAAATACCACCTCGTAGAAATCTTGATTATTTAGATATGTTTGTTGTAAAAGAGTATAATGAAAATATGGATAATAATAAAAATTATTATGATGCAACAAATCAAAAATTTATTTTTAATAATTATAAAACAAAGTCTAAATATGGACAACAGATTATAGATATAAAAGGAATTGATAAATTACAAGTTATAATAGCAAGATATTTATTAATACATCCTTTAAATCCAGCAAGACATAAACCAAATTTTATAAAAGATATACCAAAAAACACAGAATTTAAATTTTTAGTAAATAGTGATGGCTCTGGTTTAACATCTCCTAATAGTATTACAAGAATATTAAACAGAGTATTTAATAAAAAATTAGGTTCTTCTATGCTCCGTCATATATATCTAAGTAGTAAATATAATATTGATGAAATGGAAAAGGATGCAGAGGCTATGGGTCATAGTTTATCACAACAGCGTGAATATTTAAAGTCAGATTGATATAATAACTGACTTAATTACTTGTAAAAATGTATATCTATATATTTACAAGTAATAAAAAATTTTTTATTACTAGTAATAATATTATTAGTATATTTACTGTAAATAAACTAATGATATTAATCAATAATTACTAATTAATATTTCTTTCTTTGTTCTATTTCCTATATTTTGTGTTTGATTATATATAGTATCAATATAATTTATTCTATAATCTTTAAATAACTGTTTAGTTTGTTCGTCGTCATCATAACTTAATAAAAACTTACCTTTAATATTCTTTAGTATATCATATAGTTCATTTATATTTATACTTTTATCATCATAATACTTATATTCTTTACTCATACTATAAGGTGGGTCTAAATAAAAAAAAGAATTAATACTATCGTATTTTTTAATAACATCTTTATAATCTTTATTTAATATTATTGTATCTTTTAATCTTATTTTATATTCATCACCATAATTAGTTTTAATTATTCTTTCTTTATCATCTCTTGATATAAATGTTTTCATTTCACTAAAAAAACTAGTTTTATTAAGCACTAAAACTTTTATAAAATTTTCATATTCGTTAGTTGGTTTAAAATTTTTGATTTTTAAGAATTTATCTTTATTGTAATCATCATTAATAGAATTACTTATTTTATTACCATCATATTTTTTAAATCCATTCATCAGTGTGTATATATTCTTATCTAAATCGTTTATAATTTCTTTTTTTGATGGTTTTTTATAAAAAAATAAACTACCTCCTCCAAAAAATGGTTCTATATATGTCATATTTTCATAATTAGAAGGAAAATATTTTATTATTGTTTTTTTAAGTCTTGATTTACCACCCATTCTACCATAAGGTGAATTTAAGGAATTATTATTCATATATAATATACTTTATAAAATTAAAATCTAATTTTTTATAATGAGTAATATAAATAAACAAAGAATAAACGAGATAAAAAAATATCCATTAGGTGATGATGATATGAATCAACTATTAGGTGATAATTTATTCATTTTTGTGTATCCCTATTTGGATGACGTTCAACATATTGACGACATCTTTGATAATGAAGGTAGAAGTTTGATGTTATACTTAGTGAATAATATAAGCAGTGGTCATTGGGTTTGTATGATGAAGAAAGATAATTCAATTTATTATTTTGACCCTTATGGAAATCCACCAGATAATATACTTGACACACTAACAAAACAGAAAAAAGATGAACTAGACCAAGAAACACCAAAATTAACTAATTTTTTAAGAAATAGTGGTTATACAGTAGATTATAATATTTATCCATACCAAAAAGTAGGAGATAACATTAATACTTGTGGAAGACATTGTGCTCTTCGTTTGATACATAAAGATTTAAATGATGTTCAGTATTATAATATGATTAAGAAATATACAAAAAAATACAATTTAAACATCGATGAAATAGTTTCTTTATTAACATATAATATATTAGGAAAATAAAAAATCTAAGTATAATTATATAAATGTATAAAACTATAGTATCTACAGTAGGAAACCTAGACGATGAAGGAGACCCTAACATTTTATATTATAATGCTGACATTATAAACAACACATCATTAGACCCAGTAGGAACATCTGACACAAATATTGTAAGATTTACTGAAACTCGTAGTGTTCCACTTTTAAATAACATTTCTAATTTTGAATTTAGTATTATTCGTTTTACAATGAACGGACCCTCTCTTAATTTACCACTCTATATACCAACCATTGAACTAGGACAGAATGATATAAATAAAACAACATTAATCGTTAATTTACAATTATCTAAAAGTTTCGTTGATGGTGGTGGAACAGCTCGTCAGTTTGTTGGATTTGCAAGAAAAAATATTGTTTATAAATCAGAAACATTAGCATACATATTAAATAATTTTCCATTACCTAATCCACCTATTACACAACAAGATATGAGAGGCACATATTACTGGATTTATACTTATGGACACTTTTGTGAATTAGTAAATGAAACATTTGATGACCTTAAACAAGATTTACAAACACAATATACAGCATATCAAGCTACATTTACTGCTCCTTCTACTAATCCTTTATTAATATCACAAGCACCAAGAATATTTTTTACACAATCAACAAATTTATTTTCTATATACTATGATGCAAGAGGGTATGGAACTAGCACAAAAACAAATACATCATTTGGAACACTTACTGAAGAAATATTTACTTTATCATTTAATAATAATTTATTTAATCTTTTATCTAATTTTGAATTTGATTTTGTAGGTATTCAACCATCATCTGAAACATATGTATTAAAAACTGTTAATAAAAATTATACTAATTGGATAGAAGCACCAACAAATCTTCCAGCCGCAATTCTTCCAGCACCAGCAGCCGACGGATACTGGGTAATGACTCAAAACTTTGTAAGCACATCAAATTTATGGTCTCCTATTAGTTCAATAGTATTTACAAGCACACTAATTCCTATCTATCCAGAACAAGTAGGTGAGCCATCTTATTTTGGTGATTCTAATGATTTAGGTTTTTCCACTTCTTCGAGTGCTTTCTCTCCTATAATAACAGATATATCACTACCATTACAAAATGCACACGATTATCGTCAGTTTATTGAATATGCTCCAAGTGCAGAATATCGTATGAGTTCATTAGGAAGAAGCAAACAATCATTAAGTAATATTGATATTCAAGTCTTTTTTAAAAATAGATTAGATAATTCGTTATATCCTATTAGGATGACTAATTATTCTACTGTATCCCTTAAAATAATGTTTAGAAAAATTAATAAAATATAATCATATAAAAATTTTATTTTATAATATAATTTATATATAATAATGTCCACAGATATTGAAAAAATCGCTGTTTTTGATGATAGAATCGTTCAATCATCACCAAAGTATGCTGTAGAAAAAGGCGCGTTATCTCTTACAAATTCACCATTCGCTGCTATCGCCGCTAACGAAAGTCAACACACCTACCAAATTCAAGTTCCAAGTGAGGGTGTCTTCGTTGATAGAGCTGTTGATTGGACTAGCACATGTTGTCTAGCATTTAAAGTTGATATTGCTGGAGCTTTTAATGCCGGTGACCCAGTTGTTAGATTCGGACAAGACTGTGCCCTAGCTAGTTTTCCCCTTCATTCATTAACACAAACCCTTACTGCTACGATTAATGATACAACTACTACTATGAATACTAACGATGTTTTAAGAGAGGTAATGCGTTTAACTGATTTAAAGAAAAATAGAGAGCAAAGAACATGCCCCACTTATTTAGATACTTATCAAAATTATAATAATGGTTATCAAACTGGAAACACTCCTTTAAATAGCTATGCTAATGCCTACAGTGCTGATAACGTGCCTAATGGTGCTTTCCCTCTTGTTGTGTTTACTAATCCAAATGGTGCAGAGTTAGTCGGTAATGGAACTTATACTGCTAATGCTATAAATGTTAATTACGTTAATGGTATTCCAGTAGGCACTGTAAATGGTGGTTCTGTGACTACCACAAATATCCCTCTTTTTATAAAATTCACATCAACTGAAAAAGTTATTTTAAGTCCTTTTATTTTCTCGGATATTCACGAAAATGAAACTGGTTTATTCGGATGTCAAAATATCCAATTTGTTTTTAATATGAATGCACCAAGCTTTACTGGATTAAATGGTCGTGTTTTAAGAACAACTACTGTTGGTGGAAGAACATTGAAAGAATTAACTTACACACCACAAGTGACTGGTGGTTCACCTTATTTAGGTTCTGTTATTAATGTTCAGTTTTTAACGCCAAGTTTAGATTTATCACTACCGCCTAAGTCAATTATACCTTATATGGAGTTTCCTAGATATATAACTAAAGTAGGTCAACCTATAGCTGCTAGACAAACTGGTCAAGTAAATTCTCAAACTATAACATTACCACAAATCCCAGATATGTTAATTATATATGTAAAACCTACAACCTATGCTGCTACTGATGCTGACTGGTATTATCCAATTACAAGAGCTAACATTCAGTTCGATAACTATTCTGGTATCCTTGCAAGTCATACAACAGAGGAACTCTACACGATGAGCTACAACAATGGTCTTCACATGGATTATTCACAATGGTTAGGAATTGGTAAAAATGCTAATGGACTTAACTCAGACCTTACTGGTGGTTTCCTCGTTTTAAAACCATCTAAAGATATCCCTCTCAGAACTGGTCAAGCTCCTTCGTTGGTCGGTAACTTCACTTTACAAATTAATTTAACTATTAAAAATAATACTGATGTAAATCAAACTGATTATAACGTATGGGTTATTACTTGCAATTCTGGCTTCTTTGAGACTGTTCGTGGTTCGTCTAGAATTATAAAAGGTGTTTTATCTGAAAGTGATATTATTAATGCAACATTAGGAGAAATAAATGTTCGTTCTGATATAAACAGATATGTTGGTGGTTCTTTCAAGAGTATGTTGGGTAATGTTATGTCAAAAGTTCAAAAAGCCTTACCAATTGTAAAGATGGTAGCCCCTTTAATTAAACCTATGCTACCACAACCAGTTCAAAATGCAATGTCTACTGTTGGTTTAGGTGCAACTGGTGCTGCTATTACTGGTGCTGCTGAAACTGGGGCTGGTATGAGACGTAAAAGTTTAAGCGCTAGATTAATGTAAAAAAATATTCTAAAAAAAAATATATAATTATTTTATAACTATAATTATATATATATATGTCAGTTCAATCTTTTGGAGCTAATATTCTTGATGCTAAAGTTAAATCGTTAGCAGCACAACACGATTTACATTTATCCACTATAGATGCTAGTGGTTATGGACGCGAATACACTCATCGCATTAATGGTCCTAATGTTGGTAACCCTAATAATTATGTTTTTAGTATTTTTGAAAAAGGACCAGCTGGACAAGCAAATCAAGACATCCTAACTATAACAACTACTAATAATGGTGCTCCTCCTTTTAATGATACTTATATGACATTAAAAGCTAATGTAATTACTCTTGATGGTTGGGTGTTTAATAGTGCTAATAATCCATCAGTTGGTCATGCAACAATACCAAACGGCACTGCTCAAGTGGTAGTGAATAGACAAGATGTGACTACTAATTCTATTATACTGCTTACACCAACAAAAAATATAGATAAATTATGGGTTGAAGCTGGTGTGCCAGCTGCTAATCAATTTACTATAAAGACTGATGCAAATGTGCCAGCCGACATAAAAATTAATTATAATATTCTTTTTTATAGTTAAATAAATACTTTAAATTATATATAATTTTTTTATAACTATAATTATATATATATGTCTGTGCAAGCTTTATTAGATGGAATTCTTAGTATTAATGTTAAAAATATAACTACAAAAAGAATAGAGGGAGACGTTCAATTTATAGGTAATAATAATATAGATAACGTTATATTACCAGCTAACCAAACTCAAGTAATAGTTCCGTATGCTGGTATGAATAATGATGCATATATTATGCTTACTGCAAAAAACGCAATAGATAGCTTATGGGTTGTAGCTGGGGCTAACCAATTTACTATAGAAACTGCTACACCAGTAGCAAGTGATAGAAAAATAACTTATTTTGTTCTTTCTATAGATTAAATGTATAAATATATAATTTTTTATAACTATTATATATATATATGTCAGTAAGTGCTTTATTAAACGGAATTCTTGGTATTAACGTCCAGAAAATTCAAACAAGACTAATAGAATCATTAGATTATATAAATATAACATCAGTAGCTGATACATATTTAGAATCATCACGAATCACATTAAAAGGTAATGTAATAACTGAAGGTAATTCATATTGTGGGCGGTCAAATACTGGTGCCGCTGGTAGTATCAAATTTACTCTTAAACGAATTACACCAAACGCTATTATTATGCTTACTGCTATTAATGGTGGTCCAGATGATAATTTATCTTATACATCAGTTGATGGTTCTTTTACTGTTGTTGGTCCTAATAATCAAGAATTTTCATATTGTATTTTACAATTTTAATCTAATATTATATATAATGTCATTACAAAGTTTATTATATAATATATTAAATATAAAGGTTAAGTCAGTTAATTGTGATGGTAAAATTACACTTAAAAATGAACAAGATACTGTTACTTTTTCACACGTTGTAAATAGTGTATTAAGTCCAAGACCTAATGAGTATGTAATATATGTAAATCACGTTGGATATATTCCAGTAGGTGCTATTAGTATTAAATCTACTAGTATTAGCACTGTTGCTGTTAGTATAGGTGGAGCTGATGTGACCGTAGCTGGAAAAAATGTTGTTATGGATGCGGTAAGAATAATAGAAATGAATGGTCCAGTTGTATCTACTGATAAAAATTTTTATGCTGGTAGGTCGAATACTGGTTCAACTGGGACTATTACTTTAAATGATAGTAATTTTTCATTATTAACAAGCACAAGTGTAATAATGCTTACACCTATTGGTGGTGGTCCAGCTGCTAATTTATCTTACACATCAACTAATGGTTCTTTTACTGTTTCTGGTCCTCATAATCAAGCTTTTGCATATAATATTGTTAAATTATCAAATTAATATTTTTAAATAAAAAATGTTTAGAAAAATTTTTTTCTATATTATAGTATATAATGGATTCAAATACTTCAAATAACAAAATGAAAATAAAGAAAATTCTTAAAAACGGTGTTGAGAAAATTTATGAATATGACCAAAAAGAATACAATAAAAAATACTACTCTAAAAATAAAGAAATGTTAAATAAATCAATTGAATGTGCTCTATGTAAAGGCACTTACTGTATAATGTCAAAATCTAAACATATGCAATCACCACGTCATTGTAAATTTATTGAAAAAGAAAAAGAAGAAGAAGAACAAAAAGAAGAAAAAACAGAAGAAGAAAAGGAAACAAAACAAGAAGAGTATGAAAAAAATATAGAAAACATACTAGCAAATAAAAAAACATATATTTAATTTTAATTATAGTATAATATAATATAATTAAAATGTCAAGACCTTTAAACATTGATTTATATAATCAGATTAAAGATGCTGTGTATCAACAATACCCAAAACACTCAGCCTATCGTTCAATGATGATAGTCAAAAAATATAAAGATGCTGGTGGTATGTATGAAGAAAATAAAGAAATGAGTAAAATGAATACTAAAAAGTGGATAAAACAACAATGGACTGACGCTAATGAGTATTATAGAACTAATAAAATAGTCCCTTGTGGTTCTCAAGATACACAAAAATTATATAATGAATATCCTTTATGTCGTCCTTTATCTATTCTACAAAGATTATCAAAAACACAATTAAAAGAATTGATAGATGAAAAAAATAAATTAGGAAAAAAACCACTAATAACATCAAGAGTATTAAACACTGATGTTTTTAATATAAAACCTACTGTAAGTGGTGGTGCTGTCAATATTGATTTTATCAATCAATTAAATAAAATAGGGTTAAATCCTAATATATATTTAGAAACAGCAAGAAAAAGAGCAGCAGCAAATGGTTATAATAAAAATAATTTATTTATTAGTGATAAAAAACCGCATAAATTAATGATTATAGACGATGATAATAAAAAAAGATATTTCGGAAGAGTTGGATATAATGACTTTATTATATATAGTCATTTAGAGAATAATAATGAGGTTGCTGTGGGGTATGCTGACAAAATAAGAAATAGATATATTAAATCACATTCAAAAATAGCTGGAAAATGGGCGGAAGATAGGTTCTCACCTAATATGTTAAGTTTATTAATTAACTGGTAAATATTAAAAATTATGTTTTTTATTATATTAAAATGTATTAAAAAACATTAAAAAAAATATAATATATATA